TGAAGCGGATTTGGTAAAGGAAATTGAAAATGAAAGCGGTGCCGATAATATCGGCATCATTGCCGTATTCCGTGCGGATGGCGTGGTTAAAAACCCGGCCATTTACCATGCGGAAAGCGGCGAATTTACAAAGGTGGGCTATACAGACAATGATTTTGTTATGGCATCCGGCCAGTATGTGGTAATAAACACCTACACGGGCAAGAAAAACGTGTATTTACTGGACGGCGTGACCCAGGCAGAGATTGAAAGCAACCGCACACCATACGGAATGATTGATTGGGACGTGGTAATTGAAAAATACGGCCAGGTAATCAATGAATATTTGGACGAGGATGGGGATTTTATCCAGTTGCAGGACGGCACCAATACCATTACCTATTCAGCAGAAGAGGGAACCAGTTACCTTTCCGTGTCTATTTATTACAGAATTTCATATTTGGGGGTGTGATTATGGAAATACATGTTTATGACCGCAACCTTAGAAGATTGGGGCACATTGAAAATCACACATCCTTACAGTGGCACCGCAAATATTACGAAGCCGGAACCTTTGAACTTCATTGCCCGGTTACGGATGAAAACCTTAGACTTTTGCAACCGGGGAACATCATAACCAAAGGGGACAACAAGGGGGAAGCCGCCGTGATAAGAGGGGACCAAACAGAAGAGGAAAGCACACTGGTAAACGAAATCACAAGGAATGGGATATTTTTGCCCGTGTACCTGGGGGACCGTTTGACCGGGCCGCTTTTCAATTTCAGCGGCACTGTGGAAGATGCCATGCACTTTATGATTAACCGCATGGAAGCCGTGCCACTTTTGCAGTTGGGAACAACCACCGGGGACACAACCCAAATACAATTCCAGGCTACTTACAAGAATGTGTTGGAATACCTCACGAAGTTGGCCAAATATGCAGAAATCGGTTTTAGGATTGTGCCGGATTTTAAAGCCAAGACCATGACCTTTGAAACATACAAGGGCGTGAACAGAACCCAGGCACAAGGTAAAAATCCAAGGGTTATATTTTCCGAAAGTTACGATAATCTGAACCAGGCGAAGCACAATTACAGTGATGCAACTATGAAAACCAAGGTAATTGTGGGCGGTGCCGGGGATGGTGCAAACCGTATCTATGTAACAGTGGGCGGTGGCACCGGGTTTGACCTTAGAGAAGTGTTTTTGGATGCCAAGGACATAAACAAAGACGAAATGACGGATGCGGAGTATTTGGCAGCCCTTACAACCAGGGGGCAGGAATACCTTAATGAAAACAAGGTATTTGAAAACTTTGAAGCGGAAGCAGAAGCAGACGTTAATTTTACCTACGGAAAAGACTATGACCTGGGGGATATTGTGACAGTAAAAAAGAAAAAGTGGAACACCGCACAGAACCTAAGAATTACGGAACTTTGCGAGGTTTACGAATACGGGGGCATGTATGTGGTGCCCACTTTTGGGGATGCCCTACCCACAAAGATAAAATGGGACGAATAAGGAAAGGAGAAGAAAAGGACCATGGCAGTAAGAGGATTTTTTTACAATGCCACAGACTTGAACGATACCGAGCGTACATATAACGGCGAGGATATGAACCAGGACAAAGCCCCTTTTTATAAAGAGGGCGTGGTTTATGGGCATCTTCAAGTTACGGCAGAGGGCGGCAGCATGGAAGTAAAAGTGGACGGTGGACCCAAAACGGGCTATGCCTATATAAATATGCACACCATACACAACACATCCGTTTTGCCCCTCACATTGAGCCAGGCAAGCGGTACACTGCCAAGAATTGACCGTGTTGTTATTCGCAATGACCAAACGGAAAGAAGGCCAAGCATCTTTATCAAAGAGGGGGCATTTTCAAGCAATCCGCAAGCCCCGGAACTGATAAACAATGATGCTATCCAGGAAAAAAGCCTTGCACGCATTTACATCCCGGCCGGAGCCGTGGAGATTACCCAGGCCAATATTACGGATGAACGTGCAGACGAAACAGTGTGTGGCTTCATTGCTTCACAATTCCAGGATTTTGATTTTAACCAATTTTCCGCCCAGTTTAATGCCTGGTTTGCCCAAGAAAAAGCATCCATGGAAGCGGACCACGCCGATTTTGTGGAAGAGTATGCGGAAATGACCCAGGCGTTTATGGATGACCAGGCAGCCGCATGGAATAAGTGGTTTGAGGAAAAGCAAACGGAACTTTCCGGGGATGTGGCCGGAAAATTGCAGTTACAGATTGATGGATTGACCACAAAGGTACACAATATGGCCTTTAAGGTTCGCATGGAATACCTTTTGGAAACAATCCAGGCAGCAGTTACCGTTACACTTACCAACACAACCACGGGAACTGTACAGACGGCGGAAATTTCAGAAAGCGGCATTGGCTTTTATATCACAGAAGCCGGGGACTACACCCTGGAAACTGGCATGGAAAGTGTTATGGCCATTCCAAAAGCATTTTCCGTGGACAATGTGGATTTGATGCACGAAATGACCGTGGCGTTGCGTGAGGGCACAAACATGGCCTATATCGGCAACTACATGGGCACATATTTATTAAAAGAAAGTGAGGAATAAAGGATGAAAGGATTTCCTAAAGTAATCAAAACCAAGTCGGACCTGGTAAATACTCACAAACTGGTATTAAAGGGCCGCCTGAACAAAGAAGATTGGTTGGCAGCAGTTGAAAAACTGGAAAATCAGAACTGGATTTCATGCCCGGTAATCGAAATGTCAGAGGATAGAAAGACCGTAACAATTATGTTTTGTAATGAAGCGGCAGCAGAACAGAAAGTAAAAAATGGTTCCGTATATCCGACAATCAACGCCGTGGAAACCGTGACATTGGAGCAGACAGAGGAAGAGGTTGCAGAGAACAAAACACCGATTGTTCATACGGTTTTAACCCTTTCCAAAGCATTATTGACGGGCACCACAACCGTTTACATCCCGGCAGCAGTTACATATTATGACCGCCTGGGCATTACAGAAGCAGAAGTGGAAGAAATGAAAGGAGCGTTGGCGTAATGAGTAGATTATTTGTTTATGACGAAAACATGACGGATGAACGTGCAAAAATTACGGTGGCCAAGATGGCAGCCATTTCCGACATTGTGGCCCCGGAAAAGCAGTATATCCAGTATACCGCCGAGGGAGAAGTTACCGTGATGGGCGGATGTGTCATTGCGGTGGGCGAAACATCCGTTTTCAAGACCGTGGAAACGGCACTTACCAAAGCCAATTTGGACCAGGGAAGTGATTTTGCCCATGGTAGTGATTATTATATTTACATTTGCGACCCTGGAACGGATGACCAGGACGAAATCTATTTGATTTCCTTAAATTCTTCCTGGCCGGATGGGGATGCCTGGGACGATACAAACACCCGTAAACTGGGCGGCTTCCATTATGGCCGTGTAAGAAATGTGGATGACTACGGCAGAGCAATCAACACAAGCGGTTCCGTGCGTGGTAGCGGTTGGGAAAGCAATACCCGTGTGGATATTATCCCAAATTCCGTATGGACCACAAAGCACCGCCCTAAGTGTGAGCCATCCGGCATGGTTTACATGGGGAACGCATTATGGGGGGATATTTACCTTTCCAGTGATGATGGTGCCAATGGCTTGCAATCCGTTTATGGCGGTACACCTATCACGGGAACCGAGGGCCTTAACTGGTATATTGCCGGGGAAAGGGCACGCCGTGTGGGTAAGAGATTGCCGGACTACATGGAATTTACCGTGGCAGCAGACGGAAGCCCCCAGGGCTTAGATGCTTCCAATACAAACGGATGGACCGCCACAACCAACACCGCAAGAACAACCGTTGGCAAGATTGCAAACGCCGTAAGTGCGTTGAATATCTGCGACCTGGTGGGAAATGTTTGGAAGTGGCTTAATGAATTGATGCATGACCCTACCGGGTCAACTGCGGCATGGCATGACGTGTTCAGTGGTTATGGCCAGGCTTGCATGTATTCGGCAACTGGCTTGCACGCCCTCCTTGGTGGCGGCTATTGGGACGGCGGCGTTCACTGCGGTTCCCGTGCGGTCTACTGCGACATTTACCCGTGGTACGTGAACACGTACGTTGGCGTGTGGTGCGTGTGTGACAGTCTGTAATCTGTTTGGGTGGGCGAAAGCCCACCCTATGAGGTAAAAACAATGGCAGAAAATAAACAAAACACCACCAACAAAACTGCGGACCCGTACATGGATAGCATGGTTTTGTATCAAAAAGTTTATGATTTCCTAAAATACATTTACCCAGTGTTGGCACAATTTCCGAAATTTGAGAAATTTGCATTGCAGACACAGATTAAGACGGCAATGTTTGAAATGCTAAAAAGTATTATCCGTTTCAAGAAAACCGGGACCAAAAGCCACATTTACAATGCGGATGTAGAATTGCAATTTTTAAAAACCCTCATACGCCTATCCTATGACCTGGAATATAAGGCAATGAGCAAACACCGCTATGAAGTGGCAAGCCGACACCTGGCAGAAATCGGCAAGATAACGGGCGGCATTATCGAAGCCGTGAAAGATGGAAAATGGAAATAATAAATATATGGGGAAACTGTTAATTCGCACCGCATGTTTCGTGGCTTGCACGCCCTCATTGGTGGCGGCAATTGGAACAACGGCGTTCACTGCGGTTCCCGTGCGGTCAACTGCAACAATTACCCGTGGAACGTGAACACGAACATTGGCGTGTGGTGCGTGTGTGACTTGAAAACCATTACAGACACAGAAACCCAAGTGGTTACTGGCAAAGATTTATCTATCCTATTTTGATAAGTCAGACGGTTTTCCCGTTCCGGGGTATACCCGGACAAACTAACAAAGGCACCGCCTTTGAGTAGAATATAAAATTTGAAAATTGGTAGGGCAAATAATGAAAACAGAAAAGGGATTGCATGACAAGATATGCACCTTTGACAATGCCGATACCTCATACCACCAGGCCGCAAAATGCAAGCGGTACAGTGAAGAGGTATTGGCATTTTCTATGTCAAAGGAAGAGGAACTATTAAGGGCAGTGGATGAACTGCAAACGCTTAACTATAACCAGGGAGAATATACCGTTTTCAAAGTATGGGAGCCAAAAGAAAGGCTTATTATGGCACTGCCATTCTATGACAGAGTGGTGCAGCACATGATTATAAACGCCATTGGCCCGGTATTTGAGAGAGGATTTTATTACCATTCCTATGCGTGCCGTGAGGGTAAGGGGATGCACGCCGCCAGTAATCAGTTATACGGGTGGATGTATGAACTTATGGACCGGGACGGGTTGCGGATTTATGCCTTTAAAGGGGATATAAGTAAATATTTTGCATCCATTCCGCATGATGGCCTAAAGGATGAAATCCGGCGGTACATAGGGGACAAGAATGTTTTACGCCTTACGGATGACATTATAGATAAAAACGGAATATTGCCGGATGGCGTGGGCATCCCGGTGGGCAATCTCACAAGTCAGACCTTTGCCAATGTGTACGGCAACCGCCTGGATAAGTTTGTGAAACACACCTTACATGCACCGTATTACATCCGTTACATGGATGATTTTGTGATTTTATCCCCGGACCTTAACCAGTTACGGGAATGGCAGAAACGCATTGAAGAATTTTCGGAAGAGGAAATGAAATTGCACATAAATCCGAAAAGCACCATCCTTTATGCCGGAAATGGGATTGATTTCTGCGGATATATCCACCATCCAAATTATCGGAAAGTCCGCAAGGGTTCCGTCAGACGGTTAAAGAAAGACGTTAAGGCATTGAAAGCCGGGAAACTGGACCGGGAGCAGTTTAACCGCAAATACCAAAGTCGGATTGGCCACATGGGCCATGCGGACACCTACCACCTTACAAAAGCCATAGAATATGATTTGTTGTTTTGGGAATTTGAGCAGACAGAAAGCGGCCTGGTGGTGCCAGTGTAAATGGGTCAGAATTTTAAGACCCAGGGGCGTATCATACCAGTATGAAATTTAGGCAGTAAGGGGGTGTGAAATATGGATTTGCAGACGTTGATTATTGCCATGGGCGTGCCAAGTGCCGTGACGGGTTTGTGCTTCTTTTGGATTGAACAGAAGATAAAAAAGAACCAGGCAAAACTTGAAGAAAAGGAAAAAATGCGTGAGAAAAACGAAATTCTCATTATCAAAAGCACTATGGCATCAATAGCCCTGGGAGAAGCCACCGCAACGGCATTGAAAAACGGCCATTGCAACGGCGAAACAGAAGCAGCGTTGGAATATGCACGAAAAGTAAAGCATGAGCAAAAAGACTTCCTTATTGAGCAGGGTATAAAAGCCCTGGACTAAACGCCCACAAGCCACAAGGCTTTTGGAATAAAGAAAAAATGAAAGGAGAAACACACCATGAAAAACGTCAACTGGGTTAGAAAACTCACAAGCCGTAAGTTATGGACGGCGGTAGCATCTTTTGTTTCCATGATGATTGTAGCAACCGGGGGAGCCGAAAGCACCGCAACCCAGGTAACAGCCCTCATTATGGCAGGGGCTTCCGTTATTGCTTACATCATTGGCGAGGGCTTAACAGATGCAAGCAACGCCGGAGTTATCGAAGCGGACACAGAAGTTGAAGTGGCAGCGGAAGAGGTGTAACAGATGGACAAGCAGGAATTTATTAAGGCAATAGCCGGGTATGTTGCGAAATACGCCAGTGCTTACGGCATCCTGGTACATAGTCCGATTATTGCCCAGGCCATTCTTGAAAGTGCCTGGGGCGAAAGCAAACTGGCCGCCGTGTACCACAATTATTTTGGCCTTAAATGCGGGTCAAAATGGACCGGGAAAAGCATAAACCTTTCCACCATGGAAGAATATACACCGGGAACCCTTACACAGATTAAGGACAATTTCCGTGTATATGACAATATGGAAGAGGGCGTGAAAGGATATTTTGAGTTTATCCAGTTATCCCGGTACCACAATTTAAGGGGTATCACAGACCCCAAGGAATACCTGGAAACCATTAAGGCGGACGGGTACGCCACAAGTAGTAAGTACGTTGAAAACACCATGCGAGTGTTGGAACAGTACAATTTGCAGCAGTATGACACAAAGGGGGAAGATAATATGGCAAAATTAGCAAGTGCCGTGGTTGCCCAGGCCAGTGCCTGGATTGGCAGAAGTGAAGCGGCAGGAACACACAAGGCCATCATTGATGTATATAATAGCCACAAGCCACTTGCCAGGGGCTACAAGGTAAAATATACGGATGCCTGGTGCGCAACATTTGTTTCCGCCGTGGCCATCAAGTGTGGCCTTACGGACATTATCCCAACAGAGTGTGGATGTGGTCAAATGATTGCATTGTTTAAGTCCCTGGGCGAATGGGTGGAAAGTGACAACAGAACACCAAACGCCGGGGAAATCATTTTTTATGATTGGGACGATACGGGCAAGGGAGATAATGCCGGATGGCCGGACCATGTGGGCATTGTTGAAAAGGTAAGTGGTGGAAAGATTACCGTCATTGAGGGTAATTATTCCAATGCCGTGAAACGCCGTACCCTGGCAGTAAACGGCCGTTATATCCGTGGCTATGGCGTTCCGAAGTATGACAAGGAAAGCAGCACAACCCAGGCAGCCACAAAGAGCGTGGCAGAGGTAGCCAAAGAGGTTATTGCCGGAAAGTGGGGCAATGGAGCCGACAGAAAGAAACGCCTGGAAGCAGCAGGGTATAATTATTCCGAAGTCCAGGCAAAGGTAAACCAGTTAGCCAAAGGAACCGCCGCAGCCACAAAGAGCGTGGCAGAGGTAGCCAAAGAGGTTATTGCCGGAAAGTGGGGCAATGGAGCTGACAGAAAGAAACGCCTGGAAGCAGCAGGGTATAATTATTCCCAGGTCCAGGCAAAAGTCAACGCCATGTTGAAATAATGTAACCAGTAAACAATTACCGCCTTATGGAACACATCCAGGCCAAAAGCAAGGAAATTGAATATATCACAGATTAGGCACATGTCAATAAAAGGCATGTGCTTTTAATTTGTAAAAAAATAAAAATATCCCGTGATATGTATTGACATATACCGGGATATGTGATAAGATAAAGACAGTTAAGGAAGATACTTAACGAATACATGGGCAAGCATAGAAAGGAGATAACATGAGCGAGAATATGACAGACAAGCAGATGGAAGTCATTTTGAACCTGGTAGCCGACAAATTCAGTAATTGCAAGACCATGGAAGAGGTTGCCAAAGCCGTGCAGGAAGTAAGGGACATGGCAAAAAAAGAAAAGCCCAATGAATAGGCTTTAAGGAGAACAGAAAGGGCGGTGGACTTGCCAAAACCGCCCAATCCGTTAAAAATATTATAAAAGGATTGTGGAAGAATGGCAAGACCAAAGAGCGAAGAATTTAACCAAATTAAGTACCAACATGAGTACAACAAAAAGAACTATGACCGAATAGAAATTACAGTGCCGAAAGGTAGAAAAGCGGTAATAAAAGAAGCGGCCCAGGCAGCAGGGCAAAGCGTAAATGAATTTATTGCCCAGGCCATTGATGAAAGAATGGGAAAAACCGAGTAAGCAAAAGCCAGGGCGGCAGCAGGACCGCCCGGCAACTAAAACGGCCACGCTGACCATGGGCGGCGTGAGGGTCCAAAGCCCCTATAAACAGTTGATGGGTTGCAACAAAGGGCGTTGCGGTGTTGGTTGACAAGTTTCTGCCAGGGTTTAATGTGAACCGGGCGGCGTGCAGCAGATACGGGTAAACGGCGGCACACCAACAAATTTTAAGACCGGGAACCCGGACCCCACAACGCCCAAATGGTTGTAACGAAACAGAAAAATTAGTATAATCAAAGAAAGTGGGAAAAGTAAATGAAACGAAAGCGAGGAACTTAACATGGCACTGTTTAAAAATCTATTTTCAAAAAAGCAGGAAACACCAACGCAACCAATCCAGGAAGCACCAACACAACCAAAAGGGGTTGTTAAATCACAACGGCATAAACTGGAAAACCTGGAAGCACACATGGAAGATATTATGGGACTTGTGGAGAAAAACGAGAACTATAAACTTTCAAAAAAGGCAATTATTGACGAGGGTTTAGAAAATGAAAAAATTTATGAATTTGAAATTTTAGGAAACACAACATGTAGTATTGGGGGGGGGGGTGGAGAAATACAAGTATTTGTGTCTAACACCTACATTGGAGATATAAAGAAAGGCAGCAGAACCAAAGTTAAGAAATTGCTTGAAAGCGGAAATATTAAAAGCATTACCGCAGAAATTTCCGGCGGAAACTATAAAATTGTTCGTTATGATAGTGGCCGGGATGAATATTTTTATGATAAATTGGAAGATGCTTTTGGCATCACTATTGAAATCACTTACCGGGAAGAGATTGCAAAGGAAAATTGAAACACGATAAGCAATAACAAGAGAGATTAGGACGGCACGGAAATGTTTCCGTGCCCGTTTCAACTTACGGGAGTGGATTTCATGGGAAAATACTATAAACATTTAAGTCAAAATGATAGGATAAAGATGGAAACAATGCTTAATTCCGGCCACAAGGTGGTTGAGGTTGCGGAATACTTGCATGTCCACAGAAGCACAATATATAGGGAAATGAAAAGGGGCGAATATACCCACCGCAACAGTGACTACACCGAGGAAGTGAGATATAGCAGTGATTTGGGGCAGCAAACCCACGATTGGAACGCCCAGGGAAAGGGCCGCAGCATCAAAATTGGGAATGATTTGCCGCTTGCGGAATATATAGAGGATAAAATTGTAAATGATAAGTATAGCCCGGAAGCGGCGTTGGTAGCAGTTGCCCAAAGCGGCCTTGAATTTAGCACCACCATAAGCGTGCGGACCCTTTACCGATATATTGACAATGGTATTTTCCTTAAACTGACCAACAAGGATTTGCCAGTGAAAGGCAAAAAGAAGAAACACAATAAGAAAGTGAAAACACAGAAGAGAGCAGCAGCCGGGGAAAGCATAGAGAACCGCCCGGAAGAGGTAAAGAACCGGGAAACATTTGGACACTGGGAAATGGACACCGTGAAAGGAAAGAAAGGCGTAACAAAATCATGTATGCTTGTTTTGACCGAAAGAAAAACCAGGAATGAGGTTATTATAAAATTGCAGGACCAAAAAGCGGAAAGCGTGGTGGATGCCCTGGACCGCTTAGAAAGAAAATGGGGCGAAATGTTCACAAAGATATTCCGCAGCATCACAGTGGACAATGGCGTGGAGTTTTCAGACTATGAGGGTTTGGAACGGTCCGCCATCAACGAGGGAGAGAAACGGACATTTGTGTTTTACTGCCATCCATACAGTAGTTGGGAGAGGGGCACCAACGAAAACAACAACCGCCTTATCCGCCGCCACATTCCGAAAGGGGAAGATTTTGACGAAAAGCAGGACCGGGACATTGAATATATAGAAAACTGGATAAACAACTATCCAAGGGGGATATTTGGCTTTAAGACTTCCGCCCAACTCTTTGAGGAAGAGGTTAAGAAACTGGCCTAAAATTATTTTTCAAAAAAAGTTGTCGCAAAACTATTGACAAAATATAAAGCTAAGTTGTAAAATCAAATGCGACAAGGGTTAATAACTCTATCGCATTTGATTTTTTTATTGGAAAAATCAGAGTGTTACAAGAGAAAATAAAACTCTTGTGGCACTCTTTTTATTTGCAGAGAAAACGAAAGAAAGGTGGTTGGAAATGAGAAAAGGAGCGAAAAGGCTTAATTTCACGGATAGGCAGAAGATTGAGAGCATGATTAAATCCGGGGCAAAGGTTGTGGAGATAGCCCAGGCGGTAGGAGTACACCGGGCCACCATTTACAACGAAATGAAGCGTGGCGGCGAACCTTACCAGGCAGAAGTGGCACAGAGGGCATTATAAACACGGTCCGGCAGCAGGACCAGGAAAGCGAGGAACTTAACATGAGGAAATTAAAAGTAAATGATTTCTTTTGTGGATGCGGCGGAATGGGCATAGCGTTCCAAAATGCAGGATATGAGATAGCCGGAGCCTGGGATTTTGATAAATACGCCGTTGCCAGTTACCGGGAGAACGTGGGGGACCATGTAACCCAGGCAGACATAAAAGAATTAAATCACACACAGATACCAAAAGCGGACGTTTGGGCGTTTGGCTTCCCTTGCCAGGATTTAAGCGTGGCAGGAAAGCAACGTGGACTTGTTTTAAAATGCCAGGCTTGCGGTGCAGAAATCGAAATAAACCCGGAAGAATATACCGGACAGACATTTTGCCCGGATTGTAGCAGTACGGATTTAAAGACAGCAAGCCGTTCCGGGTGCTTCTTTGAAATGATGCGATTATTAGAGGAAACCCAGGAGAATGAACCGCAGAACATGCCGGCCGTTATCATTGCGGAAAACGTGAGAGGGTTAAAACCATTCTTGCCAGTGCTTGAAGCGGAATACAAACGCCATGGCTACACTGCCCACATTGAAATGTTCAATTCCAAATGGTGGGGCGTATCACAAAACCGTGAGCGTTATGCAGTAGTAGGAACCAGGGATGATTTGCACCTTTCCTTTGAGTTTCCGAAAGAGCAACACGAATTTGTCCCCAAATTATCGGACTTCCTGGATAAAAACGTGGATGAAAAATATTATATCCCGGATGAAAAGGCAAAAACCATCATCACCCAGGCATTGGAAAAGTTGGAAACACTGGGAAAATGCCATGCGTGTATCACGCCGGACAGATTAAACAAACGCCAAAACGGACCAAGGGCAAAAGCAGAGGACGAACCAATGTTTACACTGACCGCCCAGGACTTACACGGCGTAATCATACTGGAAGAGGGAGTGGAAGAGGAAGATTTAAAGGCGGAAATTTGCCGGGAAAGTGGATTGTTGGACCCAAATGGATGCGGCAAGACGTTGAGAGTTGGGGGGGGAACTCCTTAACCAAGAAACACAATTATCAACATGTGTTAGTTTGCCGTTGACGGTAGCAGTATTGGACAAAGGAAATAAAGTAAGCAAAATCACGGACATTGCCCCATGCCTTACGGGAAGAGATTACAAAGGATGGGCAAAGAAAGCGGAAGCCATTGCCGTGATTGAGGAAGCGAGGAACTTAACATGAGCGAAATACCACAATGTGTAATGGTTGGACACCTGGACATTAAGGCACTGGATATTTGTAAACGTGTCTATGACCCGGCAGGAATAGCCCCAACCCTTACCACGTCCGGGGGGGGTACAGAGAAGTGAAAATATTTGATACAAAACGCCTACGGGTTAGAAAACTGACACCAACAGAATACGGCCGGTTGCAGGCTTTTCCAATGGACAGTTGGAAACAAGTGGTTTCAGATAGCCAGGCATATAAACAATTTGGAAATGCAGTAACAACCACAGTATTTACACCAATAGCGGAGCAGATTGCAAAGGCAATCATGGAAGCAGAAAACCACAAAGAAAGCGAGGAACTTAACATGGATGCAGAAAATAAGGAATTTGGCATGAACCCACCAACCCAGGAAGAGGTTACGGATGGACCGGCAGCAGGACAGCAGGGCACCAACCAGGAAGAGGTAACGGAAGCCAACACCGGGCATATTGGAGCCGGGGAAATGGCGGAATTTATCACAGAAACACTATTCAATGAAACTTTGGTGCCTGGAATTTTGTTTGAAAAAATCAAAAACAGTATCATGCAAACGCTGACCCAGGAATTTGATGGAAAGACCATTGGGGAACCCAAGGAAGATGCCAGGGATTGGACGGCGGCAGAAAAAGCATTGAATGACATGTTGGAGAAGTATGCAAACATGGGCCCGGCCGGGATGTATGGCATCCGCATTTTATCCCCTTTAAAAGTGCGATTGGACCAGGGAGAGAAAACGCCGGATTTGTTCAATAATATTGTGAGTGCCACAAGATAGAAAGAGAGGAAGCAACCATGCAACAGATTTTAATTATGGGCATCCTGGCCCTGGTTATTTTAATAGGCGGCATTACATACCTGGGAATTGCCGGGGCAGCAATCATTTATTGCCTGGGCGGCAATGGCAGCCCACGAAACCGCCGCATTTTATTTGGCATCCTGGGCGTGCTTATGATTTATGCCTTTGTATGCGTGTGCATATACCTGGCAAAGTACGGGTGGCCAATATGATACGCCTAAAAGATTTCCTTGCAATTTTGCGCCAATCGGACAGATTGCAGATTTTTAAGGATGGAAAACCAATATACACCGGGTACCTGGCACTTATCGTTCACAATCCGCAGATTGAAGCGGAAATGGATGCAGTAATTACCAATTTCCGGGCGGTGCCGGAAATAAGGCATAAGCAATGGAAAGAACGGGGATTGATGGCACCAATGGAGCCGGAAGAAATGCCGCAATATGCCTTTTCAGATTTGCAGATGCAATTATATTACACCATTTACATTTAGGAGAATGAAACCATGGCAGAAATGACAGTGGAAATAAAAGTTTCAGACATGCCAAGAGTAATGGCCATGTTGGCCAGGTATAAGAAAATACAAAGGCGGCGTGCCTGGGTAAATAAAACCAAAACAAAGAAAGCGAGGAACCGAGGATGGAGAACGTAAAAGACTATCAGCCAATCAATGGCGTGGTGGAGCCGGATTTTTTGGAATATCTCAAAAAGACTTTCCAAGGATGGCAGCAGTATTTTGAAGAGGGCACAACCCTGGGCACCAGGGAGATTGCAAAAATGCAGGAAAGGGTTATGGGTGCCAAATTAAATTCCCGTTTTGGGTTTGAGGTAGTTGCCCACCGTGGCCTGGATGACGAGGACCAAGACCGCTTTACCCTTATGATTTACAAGAACCGTGAAGCGGTGGAAAATGACCCACCACTTTATCATTTCACAACACAAATTTACAGATAAGAAAGCGAGGAACTTAACATGGGAAATGCACTTGCAGTATTTATGGGGACAGAAAGACAGAGAACAACGCCGGATTTTATCAAAAGCAGCAGGAAACGCACCTTTGAAGTGCCGGACCTGGCAGCAGATACCCAGGAAATGAACACGAAAAGAGAAATTAAAGCCATCATGGCCGCCATTGACAAAGAAATGGTCAGTTATAAGAGCCTGGCAGAATTGGATTTTCGTGCCGGGTATATGACCGGGAAGATTTACGAAAAGGAAGCCGTGGGGCTTATCACACCGGGCCACCGTGATGCACTTATAGGAATTTTATATGCAAAATATGAAACCATCCGTGGTTTGGAAATCGGCGGTGCCGGATGCAATTTGTAATAAACGGATTGAAATATGACACAGAGAAGATGGAAAAGGTGGCAAACGTAAAGAAGTGGTACCAGGTGGACACCATTCTTACCCGTGCCGCTTATCCAGGCAAAGAAGTGGGCCGGATGTATGATTGCCAATTATGGAAATCTGCAAAAGGGAATTGGTTATTGACCCATGAGGAAGATTATGCAAAGACCTACGGCCAGGCAATCCGGGAAGAGGAAGCCAAGAGCCTTTTAATGAGATATGCAACGGATATTTACGAAAAGTTGTATGGAGACTTAGAGGAAGCATAAGAAAAGCGAAACCCGGTTGCAAAGGTGGGGACCTAAAACAACCGGGTAATGAACTTAACACCCATATTATAACACAATATATAGAGAAAATAAAGCATCATTTCACTATATATAGAAAGGAAGCGCGTATGGTTGTTGGTTTAATTATTGGAGCCGCCGTGTTGGCGGTCGGCTTCCTGGTAATTCTTGCGGTAGCAGTTACGGCAGCAGGACACGCCCAGGAAGAGTTTATGGATTGATTTTTGAAAAGGTGCAACACCACTATCCCGTCCTTGTAATGGGTATTAACAAATGAACGAACCCAAAAATTATATAGAAATATATATTTTGTTTATTTGGTACCTGGTGGGTAGGTGGTTTGAATATAAAGGTGGGGACCAATGAAAAGAAAATATTATGATGATTACGATTATGAGGAAGCATACCAAAAGCAGTGTGACACCTTAGAGGAATGGGAATTGGAAAGGTTGATGAAAGAGGGAAAGGTTGAGTGCCTTTACAGAACTACCACAACCAAGTCCGAGAACATCAAAAGCGGCACAACATTACTGGAAGCCCAGGTGTACCCGTCATTCAAAGACAAAAAGGATGTGCCAGTGACCGCTAAGAAGAGGGAAACACGCCCATCCCAAAAGAATTTAAACGATAAGAACGCAAGGCGGTACCTTATACGCCTGGCCAATATCAATTTTGGGAAAGGGGATATTTGGGCCACATTTGGGTGGGATGAAGCCCATTACCCGGAAAACATGGATGCAGCCCAAAGGGATGTAAGGAACTTCATAAAACGTATCAATTACCGCCGGAAGAAAGCAGGGATGGAAAATATTAAATATATTTACATCATTGCAGCAGACGGAAACACCAGGCCACATTTTCACATTCTGATGACCGGGGACGGCGTGGACCGTGACGAGTTAGAAGAATTATGGGGAAAATGCGAAAGACCGAACACCCGGAGAATAAAGCCGGATGACAATTTTATTATCACGGGCCTGGCAACATACATTTCCAACAATCCGCACGGGACAAAAAGGTGGTGCCCATCAAAGAACCTCAAAAAGCCGGACCCACCAAAACGCAGTTATTCAAAATTCAAGAAATCCAGGGTGGAAAGAATGGCCAGGGACTACGAAACATTGAAAACGCAGATGGAAAAGGCTTACCCAGGTTATAAATTCCTGGATGCAGAGGTTAAATACAACGGCATTAACGCCGCATTTTACATATACGCCCGGATGGTGCGGAATTGAAAGGAGAACAGACCATGAAAACAATTTCAGTTATCAACCTCAAAGGCGGCGTGGGCAAGACTACCACCGCCACATCCCTTGCGGAACTATTGGCAGAGGGGGACAAGAAAAGAAAGCGGCCTGGCAGCAGGGTTTTGTTATTTGACAATGACAAGCAGGGCAACACTTCCAAGTTGTTTGGAGTATATGACCGGGAACATGAAGCCCAGGCGTGCAAGATTTTAAAGACCGGGCGGATTGCCGGAAATATCAAAGATACCAAGGAACCAAACATGGACATTATCCCATGCAATTATTTCATGGAGTTGGCAGAATTGGAAATTAAGGCAGACCAGGAACATGCCCAACATGAAAGATACAAGGCGGCACTGGAAGAGGTTGCCGGATATTATGACTATTGCATTATAGACAATCCGCCGGACCTGGGGATGAATGTTATAAACGCACTGGTGGCAACGGATGAAATTATTATACCCGTGTACTTAGATGCCTATTCATTGGACGGCCTGGAAGAGTTGGTGGAGCAAATAAACCAAATAAGGGCATTAAACCCAAAGGCACGCCTTTCCGGCGTTCTGATTGCGGACTATGAAAAGACAGATACAAGCGAGGAAGCGGAAGCCTGGTTGAGAAATCGCAGTGGGTTCCCGGTATTCATTCAGAAAATCAGACATTCCAAGAAAGTAAAAGATGCCACGATTTACGGACAGACACCTTGCCATTACAACATCCGAAGCGGAGCCGCCCAGGACTATAAAAAGTTTGTCGCAGAATATACGGGCCTTTATGGGCACCAGGTAGCAGGGGAAAGGAGATAAGACCATGGGATTTAATATTTTGGATATTGTGAACGGAACCACCAGGGCAGCAGCAGAAGAAAACCAGGGTTACCGGGATATTACTTTGAATTACCAGGACATTGTTGTGACAAAGCATAACAAATATAGCATGGACGAATTGGAAGAACTGGCCATGAGCATTGAAACGGTCGGATTGCAGCAACCACTTACATTGGGCCGTGTGAACGGGGAATGGTGGTTGGAAAGCGGCCACCGCCGCCATAGCAGTATTGGCATGTTACTGGCAGAGGGAAAAACCCAGTTTGAGAATGTGCCGTGCCGTTACAAGGAATACAAGAGTGAAACAGAATTTAGAATTGCATTACTTATGGGCAACACATTCAACCGTAAAATGACAGACTTTGACCTTATGAACCAGGCCAGGGAATGGAAAGAGGTTTTGACCCAGGCGAAAAAAGAGGGGCTTATTGTTCTTGAAAAGGGCCAACGCATCCGTGATTTTGTGGTGGCTATCCTGGGAGAGAGTGACGGAAAAATTGGCACCCTGGAAGCAATTAACAACAAAGCCACGCCGGAAGTAAAGGCAGAATTTGAAAAGGGCACCATGGGAATTACCGCCGCATACAACGCAAGCCAACTTCCGCCGGAAGAACAAAGGGAGATTGCCGCCCAGGCAGCAGCCGGGCAGGATGTGAAGTGTGCAGAAATCAAAGCCCAGGTGGAAGAGAAAAAGAACCGCCGGGAAGAGGAAGCCAAGGCACAAAATATGTCAGATACCGACACCACGGAAGAGGAAAAAGCCAATGCCAAGAAATTACACGCCGTCAAAATGATTGAGAAATATTATATATACCTCAATGACGAAGAGGTGGGCATTTTGGAACGAATGTTGGAAGATTGCAAACGCCGTAAGCGTGAATACGCATTGGACGAAGAATAAGGGGGCCGAGATATGAAGATGCAAAACATGAAACGTGGGGAAACCACGGAGCAGATAACACTTTTTAACTGGGCCAATAACAATTTACACGCCTTGCCATGCCTGGCACTTATGTATCATGTGCCAAATGAGGGCAAAAGGACCAATGGGGCAGTGTTAAAGGCGGCCGGGATGAAATCCGGCGTGCCGGATGTGGTTTTGCCAGTGCCGTGCAATGGCTTCCACGGGCTTTACCTGGAAATGAAGTATGGCAGAAATAAGACAACGCAGGAGCAGGAAGCATTTATGGCCATGTTGCGGCGGCAGGGATATAAAACGGCCGTGGCTTATGGATTTGAGGATGCCAAGGCGGAAATCCTGGCATATTTGCAGGAACCGGGAAAGATGCCATTGGAAAAGTGCCTGGCTTCCCCGTGGATTGCCGGAAAGTGTGATGGCGTGCAGATGCCGGGGCGGATGTTTGCAAAGACACCGTGCCGGGAATGTGCAAAGCATGAGCCTACCAGGGCAGAACGGACCATTGAAGAGAATATGGCAGCGGTGCAGGAGCAGTTTAAAAGACCAATCACAAAAGCCGTTGCAGATTTATCCGCCGGAAAAGCCATTGGAAATTTAAGCCTGGAAGATACATTGGAAACCATAAACCAAAACCTGGCCTTTTTGGTAAGGGGCCAGGAATTGACGGTGGAACAATCGGCAGCAGTTTTGACCGTTGCCATGGAAGCATATAAACAAGCCAAGAAAGAGAGGGTATAACCATGAACAAAAAAACAGACGGTGGGCACCAAATTGATGAAGCGGATTTGAGAGAAATGCAGGAAGAGGAACCCAGGGAAATGCCGGATGGCGTTGAAACACAGACGGGCACATGCAGATTTTGCGGACAAGCCGGAATTATCCACACACTTACACCGTGGAGCCAGGAAAATGTGGATGAAGAGGTTACATGTAAATGCGATTGTGACCAGGCCAAAAAATATGCAGAAAGCAAGGAACGTGTGCAGAAAGCCAAGAACCGTATCACGGAATTATTTGGCAGCAGTGCAGAAAAACCAGTGGATGAAGCGGTGGTTAATATCATGCTTGCCACAGTGGATGCCATAGAAGCCAAGGCCATGAAAGGTATTAGTATTGACGTTGGCCAGGGCGTAAAGGCAAAGGTATCAAAGATGGCAAAGGAGAGTATTAAGGTTGAGCGTTCCGAAACCTCAAAGAAGATTTACGAAGAATAAACAGTGAAAGGGTGCGTGCAACATGGGCAGCCGATTGGAAGCGGATATTAAGACGACAGCCAGGAGCATTATACAAGGCAACGAAAAAAGAAAAAAGAGAATAAAGACCAAAACGGCCAGTGCTTTTGACGTTATGGCGGCGGCAGTGGTAGAAGATGCCTTGCGTGCTTCATGCGGAAATATCCAAAGCGGCAAAGCCCGGAAGCAGATGCAGGAAAAGATTTATAAGAGCATTGTTTATAATACGCCTTATGAATACATAGCGGATGCCGTGTGTGGCCGCAGACAATTCTATGAATATCGCACAGAGTTTATAACACTGGTAGCAGAAGCCATGGACATGCTGCCAGGGAAAGGGGAAGATAATGGGAATTGACGTAAGTAGATTTAAAGTGGTGCATAGTGACAAGGTATATAACGCACTGGCAATTATGGACGTGCAGATGCCGGATATGGACTTTGAGAAAAGAGAAACATTCACAAAAGCCAAATTCCTTGATGTACTTGTAATCAATGAGGACGGCAATGTGGTATCAATCCATGATGAAGCGTGGACATTTCAGTTTATACCAATCATGGCAGGGAGATAATGGCCAGGCGGCAGCAGGGCCGTAAGTGGGTCAGAATGTGGAAAAGATTTGTTTTAATATAGGCTTATGGGTAGCAGTACACCTATAAGCCTATGACCATGAAGAAAGGATGGTGGCAGCAGTGAAAGAATATGCAAAAGATTTCTACCAATCGGCAGCCTGGAAGAGAGCCAGGCAGACCGTGATTAAAAGAGCCAATGGGTTATGTGAACGCTGCAAGGCAGCAGGGCAATTTGTTCCGGGCGTGATTGTCCACCACAAAGAATATATAACGCCTGGAAACATACATGATGCCAGTGTCACATTGAACCTAGACAACCTGGAATTGGTATGTGAGGATTGCCACAACAAAGAACACAAGAGCAAACCAAACGGACGTTACCGTTTTGGAAGTGATGGAAGATTATTACCACCAATGCAGCAGGACACCCCCCGGGGTGGTCGAAAAATGGACCCCTCAAAAGAACCGAGGGAGTTACCTCAAAAAAACTCTGCAAGGTCGCACGCATATGAGGGGGGTTAAATTATGGCAGAAGATACAAAGAAAAACGAGAAGAAAGCAACCAAAAGAGTAAATAAACTGACAAATGCCAGGATAAAAAAAGAGATAGAGTTTTTACAACCAATGTTCGCCGGAATTGATGACGAGGACAAGAAAAACCTTGTAAATTCACTGATTGAGGAAGCGGCGTTTTTAAAAGTGGCGTGCTTCCAGGCGAAAGAGGAATTGAAAAAAGAGGGCCTTACAACGGAAACGGTAAACGCTTCCCAAAAATTTGTAAAAGCCCACCCGTCAGCCACGATTTATGAAAAATATTCACGCCAATATACGGCAATTATTCACACACTTATTGAGTATTTGCCGCCGAAAGAAAAGAAAAATATTAGCAGATTGGCAGCCCTAAGAAATGGATAATTATATTTTCCAATACTGGGAAGCCATCCAAAATGGCACCGTTACAGTTGGAAAGTGGATAAGAACCATCTACAAAATATTGGTGGATGGATTGAATAGTGGCAAATGGGACTTTGACGAAGATAAAGCCAATAAGGCAATCAATTTCATAGAAAACTTTTGCCATCATTCAGAGGGCCGAAATGACTTACTAAAACTTGAACTATGGCAAAAGGCCATAGTAAGTGCCATTTTTGGCATTATGGATAAAAAGACCGGGTACCGACAATTTAGAGAGGTTTTTATTGTGGTGGCCCGTAAGAATGGCAAGACATTATTTGCCGCAGCAATAGCAGCATACATGGCTTACATTGATGGAGAATATGGAGCAAAATTGTACTTCCTGGCACCCAAATTGGACCAGGCAGAACTTGTTTATGATGCTTTTTATCAGATTGTCCAGGCGGATGACGAATTGGAAAGCATTACGAAAAAACGCCGCAGTGATATTTACATAAAAGAGTTTAATACCAGTGTAAAGAAAATTGCATTTAATTCCAAAAAGTCGGATGGCTTTAACCCTCAAATGGTAGTCAATGACGAAATGGAAGCCTGGCCAGGGGACCAGGGCCTTAAACAGTATGAGGTTATGACCTCTGCCCTGGGTGCAAGAAAGCAGCCTCTTATTTTATCCATATCCACGGCCGGGTACATCAATGATGGAATTTATGATGAACTTATGCGGCGTGCTACCTCATTCCTCAAAGGCAATTCCAAGGAAAGTAGAATATTACCATTCCTTTACATGATTGATGATATAGAGAAATGGGACACCATAGAGGAATTGAAAAAGAGCAATCCAAACCTGGGCGTTTCCGTTTCAGAGGAATTTTATATTGAGCAGATAGAGATTGCAAAGGCATCCCTTTCAAAGAAAGTGGAGTTTTTGACAAAATACTGCAACATCAAACAAAATTCCAGTGTTGCATGGCTTGATTACTGGGATGTAATGAGGGCGGTTAATGAAGATATTAAGGTTTCCCTGGAAGAGTACCGGGGATGTTATTGCGTTGGCGGCATAGACCTTTCACGCACAACAGACTTAACCGCCGCTTCCGTTGTGATTTGGAAGAATGGCAAGTGGAATGTCATTACAAAATTCTATATGCCACGGAAGCGTTACGAAATTGCAGTGAATGAAGATAATGTGCCATACAACCTTTACAAAGAAAAAGGATTTTTGCAAATATCCGGGGAAAACCAGGTGGACTATAAGGATGTGTATAACTGGTTTATCGAACTGGTAAAAGTTTATAAAATCCGTCCGCTAAAAATCGGATATGACCGTTATAGTGCCGGGTACCTGGTGGATGAACTGAAAATGGCCGGGTTCCAAACGGATGACGTTTACCAGGGCACGAACCTCACGCCAATACTTAACCAGTTTGAGGGAGATTTAAAGGATGGCAAGTATAACCTGGGGGATAATACCCTTTTGGCATCCCATTTCCTCAATGTGGCCGTGGAAATCAATATGAATGATAGCCGCATGAAGCCCGTTAAGATTGAAAAACGTATGAGAATAGACGGTGCCGTTTCCGTGTTTGATGCAATGACTATGGTATCAAAATATCACAGTGAGATTGGCAAAAAACTAATGAATGAAGCGGCGTAAAAACGGCCCGGCAGCAGGATTTTAAAGTGGGTCAGAATTTTAACACCAATAATTTTACAATAGGTCCATGGATGTGTTCCATGGGCCTATTTTTGAGGAAAGGGGGTAATATTACGGGAATTATCGCAAATGTAATGGGAGCCTTTAGAGCGAAATACAGACCACTATTGTTGAGCCGTGGCGAGTATGTACCAACCGGGACCCTACGGGACAATGATATTGTTGGAGCCATTGCGGATGCTATTGCAAAGAATGTGGGAAAACTCACGCCCCAGGTAGTCCGAAAGGATGAAAAAGGCATGGTTATAAAAAACGATTACCTGGCAAGGCTTTTGAAATTAAGACCATGCCCGGAAATGTCAACCTATGATTTTTTGTATAGGATTGCATCCGATTTGGTTTACACGTCAAATTCCTTTTCTGTGATTTTTTGGAATGATGACTTTACAAGAGTAACAAGCATCCAACCAATCACAACAAAAAGTTTTCGTATTTTTGAGGATGACAAGCACAATATCCTTTTCCGCTTCCGTTGGGACTATGACGGGGAAACATATACGGTTCCATACCAGTGCGTTATACACCTAAAGGCCAGGTATAACAAAAAGCGTTTCCTGGGAACGTCCCCGGATATTGAGTTAAAGCGAAGCCTGGACCTCATAGAAACATCCGGCGAAACAGTAAAGAACATTGTCAACCGTTCCAATTCCCTTGCCGGATATTTGAAATATAACAACTTGGCAGACAATAACGAATTGAAGCAGATAGCCAAGGACTTCCAGGAAGCCTATATGAACGCCGACAACGCCGGGGGCATTGCAGCCATTGACAGTACCGTGGAATTTAAGGAAATCAGCCAAAGGGCACCGAATGTTCCAACAAACCAAATTACATTCCTACGGGATAATGTTTACCGCTATTACGGCGTAAATGAAAAGGTGCTTACATCCACCTTATCGGACCAGGAATGGATTTCATTTTATGAAAATGTCATTGAACCCGTGGCAATCCAGTTGGGGTATGAGTTTACATACAAACTTCTTACACCAAGGGAAATTGGATATGGCAACAAGATTGAGTTTACCGCCAATCTTTTGCAGTATGCCACATTACAGACCAGGGACACCATAGGCGGAAACATGTTTGACCGTGGAGCCATGACAATAAACGAATACAGAGCGTTGATGTACTACGGCCCGGTAGAAGATGGGGACGTAAGAATGGTGTCACTTAACTATGTAAAAGCAGGGGACCAAAGCCTTTACCAAGTCGGAAAGGACGGCAGCAAAGAAGAACCGCCCCAGGATAAGCAACGCAAGGCAATGGAAGCGGCGGCCCGTGCCTATTTTGAAGCTATGAAAGGGGGTTAAGGAAATGCCAAAGGGAGCCAAACAGTTTGTGGCTTGCAAAAACGCTAAGAACGCCACCGTTGGAAAATTCTATGAATTTAAAAACGCCACAGAAACTTCCGTGGACCTATATTTTTACGGGGACATTGTAAGTGATTGGTGGGGAGCATGGCAGGAAGAGGACCAGTACCCGGAAGCAATAAAGAATTTCCTGGCAGAAGCAAACGGCCGGGACTTAAACATTTACATCAATTCCGGTGGCGGTTCCGTTTTCGCAGGTATCGCAATTTACAACATGCTGAAACGCTATGAGGGCAAAAAACATGTATATGTGGATGCCCTGGCCGGGTCCATTGCATCCGTGCTTCCGTTTGTGGACAGTGATATGCCAACCATACCGTCAAACGCCTATTTGATGATACACAAGGCGTGGGCGTTGTGTGAGGGCAATGCCATTGAGTTGCGGAAGATGGCGGACACATTGGAAAGCATAGAGGTTGGAATTTTGAACATTTACGAAGAACATTTGGCCGAGGGTGTGACCATTGAAACCATTAAGGAATTGATGGAAGCGGAAACCTGGTTGAATGGAAGCCAGGCGGCCCAGTATTTCAAAGTAAAGGTTGGAGAAGAAAACCAGGTGGCGGCGGCAGTGCAGGACTACACGAAAATGTATTGCAATAATGCACCAAAGGAACTTTTGCAGGACCAGGGAGCCGCAGGGCAGCAGGACCAGGCAGCAGACCGGGAAATGCGTAACAAAATTATTCAGTTATCCATATCCCACATGGGGTAATGGGCAAATATGAAAGGAGATTAAAAACATGAAATTCAAGACAAGAGAAGAATTGATGGCCATGAATAAAAAAGACCTCAAAGCCCGTTTGGCGGACCTGGGGAAGATGGCCAAGGACCTTTCCGGCAAAGATTTGACGGATGCCATGGACGAAGCCAAGATTATTGGCGAAATCCTGGATGAAATCAAAGGCCGTGAAGAGTTGATGGCAGCCGCAATGGCAGCCGGAGCAGATGACCCTATGGATGGCGGCGGAAAGCCGGGCGAAAGTGGGGCAGAGCCTAAGAACCAGGCGAGAGCGAAAAGTGGAAAGGCATTAAAGGACGGCAAAGCCGTTTCCTACCAGGCAAAAGTCCTGGTAAATCCCCGTAACGCAATGACCACAGACGGCGTGGCAATGCCGCAGCATAGCAGTGCAGAGATTTCCCCGGCGTTTAACAATGTTTCTTCCCTCATTGACCGTGTAAAAACGGTACCGCTTCCGGGCGGAGAGAGTTATAAACGCCCTTATGTTGTTTCCTACGGGGACGGAGCAGGAAGCACCGCTGAAAATGCGGACTACAATGTTTCCGAGCCGGAATTTAACTATGCGGAAATCGTACGTGAGAAAATCACGGCATATGCAGAAGAACCGGAAGAAATGGTTAAATTGCCGGATGCAGATTATGACGGCGTTGTAGAAGAAAGCGTAACCCGTGCAATTAAGCGTTACGCATCCCGTCAGATTTTGGTGGGTCCTGGTGGAACTGGAAAATTCCGTGGTATTTTCTTCAACCCTACGGAAGCAAAAGAGCAGGTAATTGACCCGGCAACGGACATTACCACAATCACTGCCATTGATGATGCCACCCTGGATGAAATTATTTATTCCTACGGTGGGGACGAGAATGTGGAAGATATTGCCGTGCTTATCCTCAACAAGAAAGACCTCAAAAAGTTTGCTAAGTTGCGTGATAAGCAGGGCCGCAAGGTATACACCATCAAGAACCATGGAAACACTGGAACCATTGATGAAGTACCTTACATCATCAATTCCGCATGTGCTGAAATCGGCGGTGCAGCAGACAGTTACGCCATGGCTTATGGCCATATGAGCAATTATGAGGTTGCAATTTTCTCCGATATTGACGCAAGAAAATCCGAGCATTACAAATTCAAGCAGGGACAGATTGCTTACCGTGCGGATGTGTTCATGGGCGGAAACGTGGTTGCGAAAAACGGCTTTATCCGTGTAAAGAACCCTACCGCATAAGGTAGCAGGAAAGGCGGCAGAGCATGACCAAGGAAGAGTTAATTGCTAAAGCCAAATTGAGAATAAGAAAAACGTCAAAAGACGATTTGGACCAGGATGTGGGGCAACTTGTAGAGGTTGCCCTTGCAGACTTAAAGCGTTTTGGGGTCCATTCCTCATATTTGGATGAAGCAAACATTAAGGACCCCTTAATTATCGAAGCCGCATTGCTTTACGCCAAAGCCAATTTTGGCAACCCGGAGAACCATGCAGAGTTAATGGCATCCTATAACATGATATGCACCAAAATCAAAGGCGGTGGTTACCATAGAAGCAATAGTGACACTGTTAATTAAGAAAAACCAAACGGAATACCTGGAAAGCAAAGTATTTGGAGAAATCCACCCGGTCGGCCGTGATGAATTTGCGGCAGCAGGACAAAAAGGGTACAAAGCGGACATGATGGTGGAAGTTTGGGGGTTTGAATATGAAAACCAAACAGAAATTATGGTGGATGGCAAGAAATATGCCATTTACCGCACCTACGGGCCAAAGAGCAACGGAAAAATTGAATTATACGCAGGGGAAAGGGTGGGCAAAGGTTGAAAACATCCATTGACAACCTGGACGAAGCCATAAAAGCCCAGTTAGAGGATTGGAGCAATGAGGAATTAAAACGTGCGGTAAATGAGGGAATAGAAGAAACCGCAGCCGCAGCCGCCAAAACACTAAGGCAGGGCGGTCCGTACCAGGAAAGAACGGGGAAATATACAAAAGATTGGACATATGACCAAAGAAGCGGCAGAACGTCCGTTGTCACTGGTTTAAATGCCTATTCAATGTATAACAAAAAGAATTACCAGTTGACCCATTTGCTGGAAAAAGGCCACCAGTTACGCCGGGGCGGCAGAAAAATTGGGGATGTAAAGGCGTTTGAACACATTGCCCCGGTCAATGACACCCTGGGAGATTTGGCCGTTGCAAAAATTGAACAGAAAGTGAGGGGATAACATGAATGTGACAACGGAAAAGTTAGTGGAGAGAGCCAAGGCGTTTGGGGAAAAACACGGCGTTCCGATTGCTAAAAATGCGTTTGAGGGAACTGTTGATGACCCAGTGCCATCACTTCCCTACCTGGTTTATTTATTACCTCACGAAACTGGCAGAGGGGCGGACGGATTAAACAATCTGAAAGCCAAAGATATTGACTTTGAACTTTATACGGCAGGAGATAACCAGGAACGTGAGGACCTGGCAGCAGCGTTGGAAACAGAAATTTTAATGGATGTTGAATATGAAATGTTTTTGGCACCCATCCAGGATGAAGAATGTTACCAAACGGCTTATGAAGTCAAGGGCTTACTTACTAAAACGAAAGGAGCAAACAAGGCATGAACAAAGAAAGTATTGTTTTAGGCAGCGGAGATTTGTATTGTACCGAATTTGAGGGAACAGACAAGGAACTGCCTACCAACGAAGCGTTGGAAACAGAAAAAAACCGCCTGGGCCATATTAAAGGCGGTGCAGAAATTGAGTATGCACCATCTTTCTATGAAGCCAAGGACGATATGGGCAAAGTGTCCAAGGTAATCATTACCGAAGAGGAAGCAACCCTTAAATCCGGCATTATGACGTGGTGTGGCACTACACTTGAAAAGTTGTGTCAGACCGCAAGGGTTACAGAGGACACGGAAAAGAAGAAACGTATTGTAAAAATCGGCGGCATTGGCAATGCAACGGGCAAGAAATACGTTATTCATTTTGTCCACAAGGATGATGTGGACGGGGATGTGCGAGTTACCATTGTGGGTAATAACCAGGCAGGATTTACCATTGCCTTTGCAAAGGATAGCGAAACCGTTATTGATGCAGAGTTTAAGGCACAGCCTATGGACAAAGAGGGCACACTTATCCTTTATGAAGAGGATATGGACGAAACCGCCGCCACTACCGAGTAATTATTTATTAAGCGGCCAGGGATAAGCACCCAGGCCGCTTGTTTGTTAGAAAGGAGCCGACAACATGGCAGTAAAAGAATTTAATTGCAACAAACTGAAAAGAACCTTTTGGCCGTTCACTCTGAAAGATAAGACAGACGAGAACGGCAATGTGATTGAAAAGGGCAAAAAAATCATTGTGCGTATGCCGCAGAAGCAGGTTTTTGAAGCCATCAAGGACTTACAGAGTGTGGATGAAGAAAATGCCACCATAGAAGATACAGAGAGCGTTTACAAATTACTGGCAGCAGTATTGAGCAACAATATGAGCAAAGTTAAAGTATCCGCCGAAGATTTGGCAGACTATGACATTGAAGAGTGTACCGCCATCCTGGATGCATACATGGAATTTGTGGACGAATTAAAAACAAACCCAAACTAATAATTCCCTTTTATCCAAGAGATAAAGGGGATGACGTGCCATACGAACTTCTTACACGGCCGGAAAAATTGGTAATGGACTATTGCCATATAGATATTTACGAAGTCCAAGAAATGGAAATTGATACATACCTTTTCTTTATGCGTGAAGCCATGATTTTTGAAAATTCACAAACGGAAGAGGGCCGGGAATATCTAAAAAATTGTTGGAGAATGGAACAGACAAAGCCGGACCGTGAGGGATTGCGTAAGAACTTCAAGAGGAAAGGGGGTTAATGTATGGCCAACAATATAAAGGGCATAACCATTGAGATTGGCGGAGATACCACCAAACTTGAAAAAGCCCTGGGCGGCGTGAATAAAGAGGTAAAAAGCACACAGTCCGAACTTAGAGAAGTGGAAAAATTACTGAAATTGGACCCCAAAAACACAGAAGCCCTGGCACAAAAGCAAGAATTATTAGGCAAGGCGGTCGGAGAAACCAAGGAAAAACTGGATATTCTCAAAACGGCAGAAAGTCAAGTGCAGGAGCAGTTTAAAAAAGGCGAGGTTTCAGAGGAACAATACAGAGCATTAAAACGTGAGATTGAAGCCACAGAAATATCATTACAGAAATTAGAAGAGGAAGCCAACAAAAGCAACCTTTCACTGGAAAAAGTGGGGGATGCATTTGGAAAGGTTGGGGATAAAGCCACAGAGATTGGCACAAAAATGTCCGTGGTTTCCGCCGGAATTGCAGCAATCGGCACGGCAAGTGTGGCGGCAGCAATGGAATTGGATGATGGTTACGATACCATTATTACAAAGACGGGAGCCACCGGGGAAGCACTGGAAGAATTAAACCAGGTTGCGGACAACCTTTTTACCAATATGCCAATCGAAATGGAAGATGCCGGAACTGCGGTTGGAGAAATAAACACCCGTTTTGGAGCCACCGGGGAAGTGTTAGAAGAACTTTCCGAACAGTTTATTGAGTTTGCAGAGATAAACGGCACAGACCTCAATAATTCCATTGGCAAAGTGGACAAAATCATGGAGCAGTATAACATTGATGCTTCCGAAACGGCAAATGTACTGGGCTTGATTACTAAGAAAGGCCAGGAAACGGGCATTAGTGTGGACACTCTAATGGATAGTTTGCAGAAAAACGGTGCCGTATTCAAGGAAATGGGGCTTAATATGGTGCAATCCACAAACCTTTTAGCCCAGTTTGAAGCAAACGGCGTAAATGCAGACACTGCCATTGCAGGATTGAGAAAATCCTTAAAGATTTATACGGACGAGGGCAAGAGCGTGGATGAAGCCCTGGCCCTTACCATTGACAGTATTAAAAATGCGGCGGATGAAACAGAAGCGTTGAGCATTGCCCAGGAAGTGTTTGGAACAAAGGGCGCAGCGGAAATGGCAACCGCAATTCGTGAGGGACGCATTGATTTAGAAAGTCTTTCAACATCAATGGAAGAGTACGGAACCACAGTTGAGGACACGTTTAATGCAACTTTAGACCCGTGGGATGATGCCAAAGTGGCAATGAATAATCTGAAATCCGCCGGGGCAGACCTGGCAAGCACGCTTTTAACATCATTACAACCAATGATTACCAAGGTGGTTGACAAGGTAAAAGAATTTACACAGTGGTTTAAAAACCTTAACGAGAGCCAAAAACAGACTATTATCAAAGTGGCCGCCGTGGTGGCAACAATCGGCCCGGCACTGGTCATTTTTGGTAAAGTAGCAACAACAATTTCAACCATTATATCAGTGGTGGGAAAAATAGGACCGGCAATAAAGGCGGCAAAAACGGCATTTGCGGCTTTTAATGCCGTACTGGCCGCAAACCCAATTATTTTGATTGTAACGGCCATTGTGGCAGTTATAGCCATTTTAGTAACGCTTTACAATAAATGCGAATGGTTCAGAAATGGCGTAAATGCTATTTGGGCAGCCATCAAAGAAGCGTTTTTTGCAGCCTGGGACGGAATAAAAACATTTTTTACCGTAACATTGCCAAATGCCTTTAACACCGTGGTTGATTTTATAAAAAACAACTGGCAGGGCCTACTTTTATTCATAGTCAACCCGTTTGCCGGGGCTTTTAAATTGCTTTATGACAACTGCGGTGCGTTCCGTGATTTCATAGACAATTTGGTGGCCAAAATCCAGGAATTTTTCCAAAATTTATGGTCCGGCATTGTTTCCATCTTCCAGGGCGTGGGCCAGTGGTTCAGTGACCGATTTACGGAAGCGTACAACGGCGTGACAAGCGTATTTTCTGCCATTGGTTCCTGGTTTGGGGCAAGGTGGAATGACATTAAGAACGCCCTGGCCCTGGTGGCATCATGGTTTCTTACCATGTTTACCAACGCCTATACCAACGTGACCCGTATATTTGCGGCAATCGGTTCCTGGTTCGCTGCAAGATGGCAGGATATAAAGAACGCCCTGGCGTTGGTTGCTTCATGGTTCCTTACCATGTTTACCAACGCATACAACAACGTGACCCGTATATTTGCAGCAATCGGTTCCTGGTTCGCTGCAAGATGGCAGGATATAAAGAACGCCCTGGCGTTGGTTGCTTCATGGTTCCTTACCATGTTTACCAAT